AAGGCGCCGTAAGGCCAGACAATCAGGCCCTAGCTTTGTGGAAGGCTGGTGAAGCTACCCTTTGGGCAAGGAGGTGCTGAGGATGACTGTTCCCGGTGAGATAACTGCTGGCTCAACACTGCAATGGATCGAGCCCACTGCAACAGACCCGGCCGGCGATGAGGCCACATCAGCCAGCTGGACTCTTTCAATCCTCTTTCGCACCAATACGGCAGGCGAAGGCGCCACGGTTAACGGCTCTGCACGGTCTGATGGCGGCTGGGATGTCGCCCTCTCAGCTGCAGTCACTAGCGAGTGGGATGCTGGCATCTGGTACTGGCAACGCAAGATCACAAGTGGCGATCAGGTTGTCATCACCGGCAGCGGCACCACGAATGTGGTCCCATCGCTGGGATATACCGGCGACCCGACTGCATTTGATGGCCGCAGCCAAGCGGAGAAAGATCTCGACGCAGTGCAAGCCGCAATCCGTGGCATCATCAGCGGCGGATCAAAGCAATACAGCATCGGCGGCAGGAGCTTCACCAAGCTGGATTTGGGCCTTCTGATGCAACGCGAATCGCAGCTCAAAGGCATAGTTTCACGTGAACGTGCCGCCGAGAAATACGCGCAAGGTTTGGGTGATCCTCAGACCATGTTTGTGAGGTTCGGGCGATGACAACACAAAAGCCAGAATCAGTAACTGAGCAGCGAGCTGGCGCCCCGCGACTGCGGCGATCCTTTGAGGGCGCCATCGTCAATCGGCTCACCCATGGATGGGTGACCAGCAGCACCAGCGCCGATGCAGAGATCGATGGCAGCCTGATCAAACTGCGCGATCGTTCGCGGCAGCTGCGCCGAGACTCGCCATATGTTCGCCAGGCAATCCGGGCGATTGGCGCAAATGTCGTTGGCCGCGGCATCAGGATGCAGTCCCGTGTGATGATGCAGCGCGGCGGGCGTCTGAATGAGCAGCTGAACCGTCAGATTGAAACGGCTTGGACATCGTGGTGTCACGCCGATCGCTGCCACGTTGCGGGGAAACTGAGCTTCCCTGAAATGCTGCGCTTGGCCGTGGAATCCATGGCCGAATCTGGCGAGGTGTTCATCCGTGTGATTAACGAGCCTTTCGGTCGCAGTTCAGTGCCGTTGGCCTTAGAGCTGATTGAGGCCGACTATTGCGATGAATGCAAGAGCTACGGCCCTGATGCGGATGGCAATGAATGGCGCCTAGGTGTTCGCGTCAATAGGTGGGGCCGTCCGATCAGCTACGCCTTCCGTGATCGTCACCCTGGCGACATTGTGAACGGCATCGGCTACCGCGTGACCGAGGTGCCAGCTGACCAAATCATTCATCTCTTCGTAACCGAGCGCCCAGGCCAGACACGCGGATTCCCTTGGGCGTCCAGCGCCATCAAACGGCTGCATCATCTCTCTGGCTATGAAGAGGCCGAGGTTGTACGGGCCCGCGCCAACAGCTCGCTGATGGGCTTCATCCAAACGCCTGAAGGTGAACTCAACGGTGACGACGTTGAGGATGGCGATCAGGTGACACGGTTCGAGCCCGGTGTGTTCAAGTATCTGGCGCCCGGCGAAACCGTCAACATCCCGCAGCTGGATGCACCGGATGGGCAGTTTGAGCCGTTCTTGCGTGCCATGCTGCGCAGCGTTGCCGCGGCCATGGGCTGCAGCTTTGAGACGATCAGCCGCGACTTCAGCCAGTCGAACTACAGCAGCAGCCGGCTAAGCCTGCTGGAAGACCGCGATCACTGGCGCATGCTGCAAGACTTCATGATCGAACACGTGCTTCAGCCGGTGTTTGATCGTTGGATGGCTGCTGCTGTTGCCGCTGGTCAGTTGAGCTTGCCTGGCTACAACGCGATGCCCGAGCGGTATGAGGCCGTGCGCTGGTATCCGCGGGGCTGGGCCTGGGTTGATCCACAAAAAGAAGTTGACGCCTACACCAAGGCCGTTCGGGCCGGATTCAAGACGCAAGGAGAGGTGGTGGCCGAGGGCGGTGGCGACCTTGAAGATCTGCTCACGGCACGTGCAGCTGAAGTTGATCGAGCCGAGCAACTAGGCCTGCAGTTTGAAACCAATCCCGCCGATGATGCCCAGGGCGGTGCTGTCGATGCCACGCCCGAAGCTGCAGCGGTTGAAGAGGAAGAGCCAGCCTGATAGGCCTCCCGCCTCAGACAATAATGTTTAAGGCGGCTATGGATAGCATGGGAGCAAGATCAGAGGATCAGATTGTGGAACTGCGCGATCTCAACCAAGAGCCGCTCTACCGCTCTGCGGTAGTGGCTGAGGTTGCCCGCGCTGCCGAAGATCCTGAAGTTGTTGAGTTCACATTCAGCTCAGAGCAGCCGGTTGAGCGCTACTTCGGCATGGAAGTGCTCAGCCACGATTCTGATGCCATGAATATGGAGCGCCTGAACAGCGGTGCGGCGCCATGGCTGTGGAACCACAACCCTGAGGTTGTGCTGGGTGTGGTTGAGCGGGCATGGATGGGCGAAGATCGCCGCGGCCGTGTCCGCACCCGATGGAGCCCAAATACAAGATCAGAAGGGACTGAAGAGTTCAAGCGCAGACAGGACTGGGAGAGCGGCACGATTCGCAACGTGTCTTTCATGTATTCGATTGATGAGCCGCTCGACACGACAAGCCGAGATGGCTTTGCGGTGGTGACTAAGTTCACGCCGATGGAAGTGTCGGCTGTCAGCATCCCTGCTGATCACACCGTTGGCCAAGGCCGCAAGGCCGGCCTAGACAGCAGCTCCGGGCCTCCCGGTGCTGCAGCGGCATCTGCCGCACCCTCGACCCACAAAGAAAACACCCCAATGGAACCCTCCACCATCGACATGGAGGCAGTGCGGGCTCAGGCTGCGGCCGATGAGCGCACACGCGTTGCCTCCATCACTGCCCTTTGCCGTGAGCACAAGGTTGACGATCTGGCTCAAGGCCTGATCGAGTCCGGCGCTTCTGAGGCTGATGCAATGCGCTCGGTGCTCGGCGAGATCGCCAAGCGCCCTGCTGCTCAACCTGCCACGCCTGCTGCTCCTGCCCGTTCTGCCCAGCCGATCGCCACTGGCGGTTCTGCTGACATCGGATTGACTGAGAAGGAGTCGCGCGAGTTCAGCTTCGTGCGTGCCATCCGTGCGCAGATGATGCCCGGTGATCGTGCTGCCTTCGAGGCCGCCGCTTTTGAGCGTGAGGTGAGCGAAGCCACTGCTCAGCGCATGGGCCTCACCCCCCGTGGCATCCTGGCCCCCAACGACGTTCTCCGTCGTGATCTAACCGTTGGCACTGCTTCTGGCGCTGGCGATCTGGTTTATACCGACGCACGGCCTGGCAGCTTCATCGAGTTGCTGCGCAATAGCCTCGCCCTGAACACCCTGGGCGTGACAATGCTGACCGGCCTGCAGGGCCCTGTCTCGATGCCTCGCCAGAGCGGCCCAGCCACCGCGTACTGGATAAGTGAGGGCGGCGAGCCTACCGAATCGCAGCCCAGCGTTGACCAAGTGGCACTGGTGGCCAAGACCCTTGGCGCCTACACCGAGTTCAGCCGTCGTTTGATGCTGCAAAGCTCGATCGATGTTGAGCAGATGGTGCGCAGCGAGCTGGCCACCATCATTGCCCTTGAGATCGATCGGGCTGCCCTGTACGGCACCGGCTCCAGCAGCCAGCCTGAAGGCCTCAAGTTCGTGACAGGCATTAACACTGAAGACTTCGGCGCGGCAAACCCGGATTACGCCGAGATCGTCAGCATGGAGTCCAAGATCAATGCGGACAACGCCGACATCGGCGCCATGTCCTATTTGACCAACTCCACCATCTACGGCGGCTTCAAAACCACCGAGAAGGCCACCAACACCGCTCAGTTCTTGCTTGAGCCCGGCGGCACCGTGAATGGCTACAACGTGGTGCGCTCCAACCAAGTAGAAACCGGCGACGTGTTCTTCGGTGCTTGGAATCAGATGGTGATGGGCATGTGGGGCGCCTTGGACATCCAAGTGAACCCATACGCTCTGGACAAGTCCGGCGGTGTTCGCGTGACTGCACTGCAGGACGTGGACGTGGCAGTTCGCCATCCCGAGTCCTTCTGCCGCGGTAACAACACCTTGTGACCATGAAGCTCCTAATCCTGCGCCAAACCTCCATCACTGGCCAGCCTGTAAGGGCTGGTGATGTGATCGAGGTGAACGATCGAGACGGCCGGCAGCTGATCAACAGCGGCAAGGCTGAGCCAGCACCGGCCCCGGCTGCTCCTGCAGCTGCTCCGGTGGCGCAGGATGCGGAGCCCGTTCAACGCAAACGCCCACGACGCACCAAAACCAATGGCCCTACATGAGCTGACGCTGGACAAACTCCAGCACTTCACCCTTCTCGCTACAACCACCATCACCGCCACTGGCGATCAAGCCGCTGTCGATCTGGCCGGCTACGAAGGCGATGTTCAGATCATCCTCTCCGGCACTGCTGCTGGCGCTGGCGCTGATCTGACCTTCCGCATTGAAGAGTCGGACGCTTCCGGCGGCACCTATACCGCTGCCACTGGTGGTGGATTCACTGTTCTGGGCAATGCCGCCTACAAAGAGGTGATCACCCTCAACAGCAACGACCTCAAGCGCTACATCCGCCTGAGCTGCACCGCAGAGACTGGCACCGCTAGCTCATCTGTGACCTGCTTCGGTTTTGGCCTGAAGAAGTACGGCTGATGGCACTGACCGAGGACCTAGATGTGTTCTTGGCTGATTTCGGCGTCAACGTAACCGTTGGCGCCGTTTCTTCATTGGGCATCCTCGACATGCCGATGGAGGTGGTCGCTGGCGATCAAGTCCTGAGCATTGACTACAAACTGACCGTCAAGACAAGCGACTTTGGCGGTTTGCTCTATGGCGATGGCATCACCGTTGACGGCGTGAACTACACAGTGCGCAGCGCACAGCCGATCGACGATGGCAGATTTACTGAGCTGTTTTTGATGAAGATTGCGCCACCTGCTGCAGCGCCCGGCGGCCAGCCGCGTGAGTTTGGCTTGCAGGATCTGGCGGATGTGTCCCTGACTGATCCGCAACAGGGCGACATGTTGATTAGCGACGGGACTGATTTCGTGAACACGCCAACGGTTGACGGAGGCGGCGCATGAGCACGCTCTCGCAACGGATCAGGCACCGCAGGGATACCGGCGCCAACTGGGCAACAGCGAACACAGTCCTGGCAGACGGTGAGCTTGGCATTGAGTCTGATGCAGGCAGCTTGCGCGGCAAGATCGGCGATGGCGTGACCGCATGGGCCAGCCTGCCATACACAGAGCTGGGCCAGCGACCCGATTTTGAGTCTGTGACCTTTGATCAGGCGGCGACCGTTGATGTTGAGGCCGGCCAGCTGGCATGGAATACAGACGAGCAGACGCTGGACCTAGGCAAGGGCGGCGGCGTGGTGCTGCAGATCGGCAGCGAGGTTTTGATGCTTTGCCGCAACAGCACCGGCAGCGAGATTCCCAACGGCACAGCTGTTCGGTTCGCTGGCACTGTTGGCAATAGCGGCCGGCTGCTGGTGGCTCCAATGGTGGCCGATGGCACGCTGCCTGGCTACGTGTTCTTTGGCGTGACAACCGAGGCCATAGCACCCGGTGAGGATGGCTTTGTGGCCACCTTCGGCAAAGTGCGGCACGTGAATACTTTGCTTTTTGAAGAAGGCGACATCCTTTGGTGCGATCCGGCCAACCCCGGCGGATTTACCAGGACAGAGCCTGCGGCGCCAAACCTCAAGCTGCCGGTGGCCGCAGTGATCAGCAAAGCCAACAACGGCATCCTGATGGTGCGCAGCAACATCGGCCAGCGCCTGCAGGATCTGCATGACGTTGAGGCCAACGGCAGCAAAACAGACGGCGACGTTCTGGAATACGACAGTGCTAACGGGAGATGGCAGC